AAAGTAATGCAAAACGCTTCAGGTAACAATGTTACTGTAGTTGATTGGACTGAAGTTAAATCAGTTGATTTAGCAATTTCAGAAGCAGAAGCACAATTAGTAACTGCAGAAGCAAAAGTAACTGAGCTTAAAGCAGACATTGAAGAATACAAAAAAATAAAAGGTTAATTAAATGGGCGTAGTAGTATCAAACACTAACGTAGGTATGTTTTCTAATAGCAATGCTATTGGAGAAGCCTGTGATGTTCAAGAAACTTCAAATATAAGCTTACAAGGTTTATGTGAAGGAGGACAAGGTATGACTTTCGGTAGTGGTGGTGGACCAGCTAATGATTTTGATAAGATAGGTGGTAGTAATAATCCATTACAAGCAACTGGAGATTCCAATGCTACGTCTGCTAATTTAACTGATATTGGTAATGCACCTTTCAATATGAGTCATTGTATTGGAGGGGAACATACTAGTGGTGGTGGCTTTGGTGGTGGTCGATGAAGAATCATGCTAAAAACGTTACCTACACAATTACAGATGATTGTATTATAGACGAATCTACAGGTTGGGATGTTATGTCTACCTGGGAAACTCCTATTATGCAATTACACGCTGATATGGTTTGTGCTAATGGAGGACACATATTAGAGTTTGGATTTGGTATGGGAATTAGTGCTGGTTTAATACAAGAGCACGATATTGAATCTCATACGATCATTGAAATTAATGATGGAATATATGATAGACTGGTAGAATGGGCTAAAGATAAGCCTAATGTAATACCAGTTAAAGGTGATTGGTATGATGACATACCGACAACTAGAAAGTATGATGGTATATTTTATGATGGTTTTGGAGATATGGCTAATAAAAGATTTTTTCCAAGTCGTATTATGCAACATTGTAAAGAAGGAACTATCCTTACTTGGTATAGTAACTTTCTAGAAAAACAAAGTCAGTATGACGGAGATATAAAAAAGATAGATGGTCACCAAAAAATTGAGCAGTTCGATAGAACTGAAAGAATTACATACCAACAAGTAGAGCTTGAAATACCAGATAAAGCTAGAATAGATTGGTATTTAAAAGGTGAGGGTAATACATATTACGCACCACAACTAATAACAGACAATACCGATATAGGGGGATAAAGTGGCAACAGAAGTAAGTAAAGACAGCAAATTTACATTGAGTTTAGAAACAGCAGGTAGTATTGCAGTAACTATAGCTATGATAGTTGGTATGTGGTATACATTACAAGCAGACATTGAAGAAGCTAAAAAATTACCAGAGCCAGAAGTATCACGTATGGAATATGATTTAAAGGATCAGATGGTTCGTGATTCGATTATGAATACAGAAGAAAAAGTAGAGAAACTTGAAGAAAAGGTGGATGATATCAAAGAAGATACCAAAAGCATTAATCAAACTCTAATAAACATGAATAACAAGTAAAGGTGTTAAATGATGAATATATATTACAAATTACTATGTGGATTGTTTGGTGCAGCATTATCACTCTCGCCATTATATTCGCAGTCAGTCAATTTAGATACTTTTGAAGAAGTACAATTAGTTAAATTGGAAGAATGTGCAGTAGTGCAAGTAAATGCATCTTGGAACTATTCTAATAGAGTTGGAGTAGAAAAATTAGCTCAACTTTGCTATGTCGGTGAAATAGATTTAAACAATAAAGCTATTGGAGCAGTTATACAAAAAGAGTGGAAAATAAAAGTAGTACCTACTATAATTATATTTAAAAATGGAACAGAAGTTATGAGGTATGAACCAGGCATTAGTATGAGATTCGATGAACAAGAAGTGTTTGATAAAATCAGAAAAGAAATTAAATGAATCCATACTTGATTTATATGTTTAAAATTTAATAAGTTTTAGTATGAAAATAACATGGAGAAATCAATGGCTAAAGAAACAAAAGTAGATCTAAAACAAGAAGCTCAAACTAAAATGGAAACATTGGTTGAGCAACACAATGAACTTGTCAAGGATTTAGAAGGTGCTAACAGTAGATTAGCAGAAATTAAACAAATGATCATTGAGCATCAGGGATATATGAAAGGCCTTGAAGCTTGTGAAAAAGATTGCGAGGTAAAATAATGGGACCATTATTAGGCAAGGTTTTAACTAGTTTAGGAACAGAAAAGCTAATTAAAGCAGTTATCATGCATTTAGGAGATTGGCTAGTAGCTAAATCTTCTAATAAATTAGATGATAAACTATGGGCTGAAGTTAAAAAAGCTCTAGATAAAAAATAGGAGGTTTCATTGAAACTAAAAAAGCGTGGTATAATAATACCAGACCAGCATTATCCGTTAGAAGATAGAGCTGCAGTTGAGTGTGTTAAAAAAGCAATACTGAAAGTTAAGCCAAAGGTTTTTGTTAATCTTGGCGATGTTGGAGAGTGGGATAGTGTTTCTGCCTGGAAATATAAAGATAAGAAACTACCACCTTTAGAGTTTCAACTTCCATTAGTAGATGAAGAAATAAGGTTAGTAAATAAAGGACTAGATGAGTGGGATGAATTACTTGAAGAAATCGGATGTAAAGAAAAGTATTTACTCCAAGGTAACCACGATCTCTGGTTGGATAATTTTGCTAACAAGTATCCCTATCTCAATGATTATAGCTTTTTTAAAGCGTGTAAAATAAAGGAGAGAGGATATAAATATACAGAATACAACTTGCCAATCCAGGTAGGCAAGTTGGTATTCTTCCATGGTGCGTTTGCAACAACGTATCATGCAAAAAAGCATTTAGAGACGTATGGTGAAAATGTAATTTATGGACATACTCACGATCTTCAAAGACATACGCAAACTAAACTAGGAGGCAACATTGCTGCTTGGTCTTTAGGTTGTTTAAAAAATATGTCTCACGAAGATAATAGGTGGTTACGTGGTAGGTTGCATAATTGGGCTCACGCATTTGCGGTAGTAGATTGGTTTGATAATGGGGAGTTCAAAGTAGAGGTAGTTGAGATAATAGATGGAAAAACAACTTTATGGGGTGAGGTAATAGATGGAAACAACTAATACAATATCTGATAGTGTAAAGGGTTCATCTACAAATGACAGTAGAAGAAAGTATAACTTTACAGATAAAAAGAAAAAAACTAAGAAATTAAAAACAATGATGGATATAACTAGAAATGCCAAAAAAGATATTAAACTTAAATAACTTTAGTGGTGGTCTAAATGAAAAGACCACTCCAAGAGATATAGGACCAAACGAGTTTCAACGTGCAGATAATATGAACAATGAAATTCCTGGTAAGTTAACTCTATTTGGAGAGTCTGTAAATGGTCCATATACTTCTGATATAGGGACTGGAGGAAATCCTTTACTAACCTTAAATCATGGTAATGGATTATATAAAGTTACTTTAGATCGTGATGTAGATGATGAATCTATTGGACCTAATCAATATTTATTTATAAATGATTCTGCAGATAAGACAGTTCGTATTATAGACATCACTAATGAATCAAGCGGTTCATTAGCTACAAAAACAATTGTATATGGTAATAATGCCTCTATGCTTGATATGTATACTTTAGATGGAACAACTAGAATAGTGCCAACATATGTATCGGGTGGTTCAAATACAAACAAACCTAAGGTTTTTGAATATTATAATTATTCTAGAAAGTTGGGAACTAGTAGCTCAGAAAGCATTACTAGTACAGCAGAGTTATATAGCACAGAAGATATGTTTATAGCTCCATTAAGAAATGGCAGTGTAACTAATTATTCTTACGATCCAGACACATTACATGATACACATACGTTTCGTCCTAATTCAAGTTCTGAAGTATATCTTTATGCTAATCCTACTGTTAACTCTAGTGATCAAATTACTAATTTTTCTAACTTAACATCAGACCTTGCTAATTATGCTGCCGTAGATGGACGTAATTATAGTAGTGGATATGGATCTATGGCTATTATGGCACATTTTTCTGATGGAACAGCAGATGCAGATGGCGGTGCTATATTAGTTAGTACTGGATATAGGTATGGATTGTTTTGTTCTTTAGTTTATAAAAATCAAGATGGACTATCTGAACAAGAGTCTTATCCTACTTTTATTGGAGTAGCTAATCAAGATATTGAACAAGAAGGAACTCATGCAGATAAACATCAAAAGCTATTCATAAATCTTGTAGGTAGGCTTGGAAATAAAGCAAACAGAGTTGCTGGATTTAAAGTTTACTGGTCTAGAATTAAAAACTTTATACATGCAACAACAACAGTTGAAGCAAAAGGTAATGTTGGAGCTAAGTATTTATTGTTTGAGGTTGACTATGAAAAAGGTCTTCGTTTAGCAGGAAAAGATACTTACTCCATATTTAGAGAGATGGACGTAGGTTCTGATGTTCATCAATTTCTTTATCCTCAAGATTCTTGGAATGGAGCGACAGACAATACAAGCTCATTTTCATACTTAAAAGGTGCAGCAATATCAGAGCTTTCTGTTTTAGAGCCTTACACTGGTTCTAAAAAGAATACTTCCATAGGAAGACAAGGAACAACTTTTAAAACTAGCGTTATGATTAATAGAAGACTTTATGTTGGTAACGTATCCTACTATGATGATCTTGGTAATTTAATTACTAAGAATGATAGAGTTTTAAAATCTATGCCTAATAAATTTGATTATTTCCCTTCTAATAGTTTTTTAGATGTAGCAGTAGAAGATGGAGATGAAATTGTACATTTAGCTACAGTAGGTAGTAAGTTACTGCAATTTAAAAAACGAAAATTATTTATTGTGAACTGTCAGAGAGATTTAGAATTTGTAGAAGCTGATTTAGACTTTAAAGGATGTGAGTATTCATACCACGTAGTATCAGGGCCAGGGTTTGTTGCTTGGATAAACAGACAAGGGGCATATATGTATGATGGTCAACGTTTATATGATCTAGATATATCAAAGTCTGGTCAAGCTCGTTTTGATAGCTTCTACGGCAAATTAGGAGGTTCTATTGTAGATGCTGGATTTTCAGAAAGCCAAATAGCATATTTACCAGAATCAAAAGAATTGATTATAGTTAATCCTTCTGGACAAATATTGAAATATGATATGAAGTCAGAGAGTTGGTCTGAAGGTAAAAACTTCGATAAGAATGCGGACTCTAGTAATGTAATAACAAGAGCATCAGATGCTGATTTAACTAACTTAGTAACCACAGATAGTGGACAACTATTTTATGCAATAGAAAGAAATGGTTCAAGTCCAAATAATACTGTTAGGTTGCGTAAATGGAATAATGATCCTGCTGCCTTTACAGCTAATGGACAAGTAATGCTAAAGACAAAAGAATACGATATGGAATCTCCTTCTGTAAATAAAAGCATTACTACTGTTTATATTAATTATAAAAGAGGAGAGAATATTTTAATTAGAGGGTTTGCTACTAGAGATGGTTCTCAGGTAACAGATAATTTAGTTTCTGGTTCTACTTTAGAGTTGTCAAATACAACAAGTGAATTTAAAACTCAGAAAATAAATGTTTCCAATAGTGTTTTTAAACATGTTAATGCTTTTGGTTTAGAACTATACGCAGATAGTAGTGGTACTGTACATAAAGATTTTGCTATTAATGATATACAAATCGTTTTTAGAGAAAAGGTAGGTAGATGAGAAAAGTATTTGGAATTTCTCAAAATATAAAATCTACAAAGAAGAAAACTAGACAAGGTCAAGGTCGTCATACCAAGTTTGGAACTAAGTCTAGTAAGAAATATTATAAGAAAAGATCGGTGGGGCAAGGATAGTGAGAGAAAGTATTTTAGAGATATTAAGGAATCAGTCTGATAAAATTAGTGAAGTAGAGGGTTCTATGGAAACTCCTATGAACGTAAAATCAGAAGCACCAGATAATGTAGAGGGCTTTAACGGAGATCGTGTTATAGTTGAAAACGATGCTGGAAGTTTTCTATATATTAAAGTTGCAGATAGATGGATGAAAACAAATTTGGAGGAAGTATAATGCCACAAGAAACTACAAGAGATAGAACAGCGGCTGATATTGTTGGCGATTCAGCTTTAACTATACAAGAACGTAAAGTAAGAAAGGCTAATGAGTTTGCCGATTCTGACGTAGGACAAGCATTGTTTTACGGTACAGCAATGGCTAGAGGTGCACAGATGGGTGGACAGATACAAAAAAGCTGGGGAGATATTAAAGATGGAGTTGGAGAATTAACGCAATTTTTCAAAGACAGAAAAGGGGAAAGAGCAAAGTGGAATGCTATGAGCGATGAAGAACAAGGTTCGTTTGCAAACTTCAGAGATTTCTTTAGACAAAAAACAAGAAATGTTGATATATCTATGAATAAGTTTCAAGCTGGCGAAGATATGGAATTTCATACTAAAGATGGTACAGTAAATTTAGGCCCTAGATCTTTAAAGCCTTTAGAAGATAGGAATAAATTAAGGGCTTTCTTCTTAAATAGTACAGAAGATTGGAAGTTTGATCCGTCAACAGAATCAGCTGTGCAAGTGAATCAAGGTACTAATGTATTAAAGATACAACCTATGCCTGCACGACCTAGTGGTTCATTTTTATATAGCCCTACAGGTGCTAATCCTCAACCTTCCATGGATACAAATATAGGAGTACAAACAGGAGATACGTTTAATCCTAGTGCAACATATGCAAATCCAAGTGATGTTGGTCCAAATAATGTTGTTCCAGATCAACCTGTGAATGAATGGACCTTCAGCGATTATCCAGGGGCTGCCTATCAAGGAGCACCATTGATAGGTGGAGGTACTTATCAAGGTTCGGATTTCTTAGAATTAGGAAAGGGACAAAACATGGGGGCAAATATTTCTGGTGGATTTTTGAATTTAGGTCTGAATACTTTAGGATATGGTTGGCAAAATGCAAGAAGCGCCTATGATGCATATATGCAAAATCCAGAAATGTATAATAAAGGAGCCAAGGAGGGGATTTTAAATACCTTCAGAATGAGAGGAATGTATTCTCCAGGGAGTGGCTTCTAATGGGAATGTTACCTAAGAAAGAGCTTTTAGAAAAGAAAGTTTTTGAAGAAAAACTATACGAGCATATGAAGCTTCGTGAAGGATATAAAAACGAAGTATATCTTGATACATTAGATAAACCTACTTGTGGTATTGGTCATTTACTTACTGCGTCAGAGAGAGAAGATTTTCCCGTAGGCACAGAAGTAGATGATTACAAGATTAAAGAATGGTATATGGAAGATATTACTACCGCTGCAGAGGCAGCAAAGAAACAAGCAAGTATATTATCTACAGACGATGAAGACGTTATAATAGCATTAGTTTCTGTTAATTATCAATTAGGAACTAGTTGGACTAGAAAGTTTCCATCGGCTTGGAGATGCTTATGTCATAGAGAATATGATAAAGCAATAGATGAAATAATGTATGCAGACAAGGATTCAGGTAGACATTCACGTTGGTACAAACAAACACCAGTACGTGTAGAAGATTTTGTAAAAGCAATTAATAAATTAAAGGAGATACACAATGGCTAATCGTGATTTTATGACAGACTATCAACGTGGGAATGCTCACGCTTGGGGAAGAATAAGCGGAGAATCTCAAACTTTGAGAAGTAGCGTTGGATCTACAATAAAGCATGGAAGTTTATATAATAAGTTTGAAAAAGATAAAAATTTTCAAAAATTTTATAAAGCTGAAACAACTGATAAAAAAGTAAAAGTTATTAAAGATGTTCTAGGTAAAAAAACAATGGCACCTTTTGATAAGTACAGTGTTGAGGATTATGATAAATATTTTAAAAAACATATGGCTGTTATGCCCTCAGAACCAGTACGTAGTAAAGTTGTACAACCGTATGTAGATAGAGAACAACAAAGACACGAAGAGCTTTCAGATCATGTTGATGCAGTTAAAAAACAAGCATCTCAAGAATATGCTCCATATTTTAAGGAGATGAACTGGTTAAAAGCTATTTCTCCTAATTTAGAATTTAAACCATTTGGTAACCAAAAGGAGGTATCGTAATGGCGTGGGGATATGTAATAGGTGCTATTGCTGGTGGAGTAATGGCTAATAACGCAAGAAAAGAAGAAAAGAGAAGAAAGAATCATGTAGCTGCTACTACAGGTCAAGGTATTGCAGATTTACAACCTTTATATAAAAATTATAGGGACGATGCTGCTAGAGAAGCAGGTCTTTCTTTTACATCACAAGGATTACAAGTTTCTCAAGCACATGGATCTTATCTTCAAGATATGTCTGGCTATGGAAGAACTGGTTTAGTCAGTTTCGATAATCCAGGGCTGGATCCTACTGCTCAATTATCTTCTTTAGGTCTTCAAGGAGAAGCTTCATTGTTGCAAAGATCACAAGCACTTGAACAACGTTTAGGCACATTAGATGCTGCAGAAAGACAGTTGAGAGGGCAAGCTCTAGGAGAAGGAGTTACTCTTGGCACTACCGAAGAGTTAATGGATAAATATGGAAATAAAGACAATATTAAATAATAGGGGAGTAAATAATGGCTAATTATCAAACAGACTTCTTAACCGCATTAGGTATGGCTAGCGATTCGTTGGGTGGCTTAATGAAGGATATAAGAAAACCAACTTTTCAAGAAGAGGTTTTAATAAGAGAGCAGTCACAAGCTAGATTAAATCAACAGCAACAAAACTTTCTTTTAGAAGCTAAGGGTGTTGATCAGGATTACCATTTAGAGAGAATGGATAAAGGTCTTGATATAGACATTGAAAAAATGACAAAACAAACTGATTTAAATCTAAAGGAATTCAAGGGTCAAACAATGATGCAGTTTACAGATGCAAAAAATCGAGATGCATATTTCAACCGAAATCCTGAAAGAGCTAAAGACGTGCAAGATATAGAACAGGCTCTTAAAGACGGAGACTACGAATATATAAAGAAAAATTTTCAGAAAATTACAAATCTTAATAAAGATATAGAGAAAGCGGCAGTTACGGCTGGTCATGAAGTGAGGGAGCAGTCTTGGGTAAATTTCTTTACACAATGGCTTCCAGGTGGTGGTTTTGGTTATCGTGGTTCTCAGAAAATAGAAGGAGATGAAGCTCGTTGGAAGAATGATCTTCAGATAGATTTAGAGATGAAACGAAGAACTAAGTTCAGGGAACTGAGCAGAGATTTTCAACAAGTAGATGAAGTTTTAGCACAAGCTGGAGGTGTAAGTACTGAATGGTCTAAAGAACATTCAGATGTCCAGAAAGGTTTAAATACTTATTATGAAAATATAGATTGGTCAGATCCTATTCAAACAGAAGCTGCTTTTGGTTTAATGTCTATGCAGAACCAAGGATTGTATGCCAATATGATGGTTCAAAATCAAAAAGCTATGGCTATGAATAATGTCCTAGGTTCTGGAGCTACTCCCGAATATAGCATAAAAGATATTGTTGAGGGAGCAGGTGAAGAAGTATCAAATGATAAATGGTTTGGAAGAAGAAGTGCAGGTAATGTAGCAGAACTTGCTACGGTACAAAAAAATTCATTTCAGTCTTCTCTTGGTTTAAGTGCTTTACAGGCAAATTATGCTCTAAACGATAAGTTCGAGGGAATAAATGGAAAGCGTCAAAAGGAAGCTCTAGCTGATTTAGTTGAAGCAAAAACTTTAGCAGAAAAATTATCAAATCAAAGTTTTGGTAATATGGCTCAAAAAGATGCAGATCAAATGAAAGCATATTATGGAGAATCAAGAAAAATGATAGACTCTTACATAAGAGCCCTTAAGGCATAAATAATGCTTAACCTTGACAATAGGATCTTACTCCTTCAAAAAGAACTTGAACGAGGTGCTTTAGATGAATTTCAATATGCTGTAGCACTTCAAAAGTTTTATAGTCGTAGACCTGGTACTTTTAATACCAGAAGTTTACGTTATATGGAGTCTAAAATCAATGAAGCTGGCTTACCTTTAACTGAAGGTAGGCAAGGAAAAAGCGATGGTTTCTTAGCACAAACAGTATCTGGTTTCATAGAAGGTTTTACTACTTTTGGATTTGCAGATACTCCCGATACTTCAGCCGAACGTATTGCTAATAATGTTGGACATTTAATTGGATTAGCACCAGGTATTGTTGTACAAGCAATATCTGGTACTGGTGCAGCTGTTGGTGTAGTTAAAAGTGGATTAAAACATAAAGCAAAACAAACTGGTAGTAAAAAACTTTCTAAGGTAGCAGACAAACTAGAAGACGCTTCAACAAGTATTGGTAATACAAATTATAAATTTCAAAAAGGTCTAGATAAGTTAGCTAGATTTACCAAGCTTAAAGGTACAGCTATAGGAGTAGATAGGGCTACTGGTGAAAAACTTTATGGTTTACAATCTTTTCCAGGTATGGCGGCTCATTATATACAAAAACAAGCAGCGGGCAGTATACATAGAACTACCAATACGGCTGTAGACTATATGAATAAAGGTTTATTCAAGAGTAAATTCTTAGATAAGGAAGCTGCAAAAAACATTATAGATCAATCTGTTCACGTAGGATTGCTTTTAGCAGCGTCTGCACAACCTCTAGGTACACGAGGTGAAGGTTTTAAAGGAATGGCTATGGCTGGAGTGCATGGTGCTGTAGCTGGTGGTATATTCGGAAGTATAGGAGAGTATGTTAACATAGGTAGAATGCTTGGAAGTTCTAATGCAACTATTAGAAAATCTGGGGAAAATGTTGTTAGGTCTTTTGCTAAAGCATTAGGAACACAGCCAAATAGAATTGACCAATATAATACTATTAATTTTATGATGCGTGGTGGTGCAGGTGCAACCTATGGTACTGTTACATCTAAGCTTCACGACCTACCTTTAGAAGATCAAATTTATGAAACATTGCTATCGACTTTCTTCTCTGTAAATAGTAGAGCAGCTTTTGAGAATAGAGCAACTAGAGACATATATAACTCTATGAATGCAATACCAAGAGATTATAATATGAAGGAAGCTCGTAAATGGCTTACAGAGCAGCCTTGGTATCAAAATGAAACACCAGAATATCAAGCTTATTGGAGTAGGTATTTAAAAAATATTCAACAACAACAAATAGATTATACTATTAATCAATATAATGATATTGTTTTAACCTATGCAGAGATTTACAAGAAGTTAAAGGATGAAGGTAAAATAACTCCTGAAATGGAAGAAAAAGCAAAAACAGATTCTAAAGCAAAAGAGAAAATACTGGGAGAGATGTATGATGCTTTAGATAAGCAGCGTTCTGACATAGAGGACCAAATTCAAGTTAATATCACAGAACAGAAACTTGGAGACCTAGATCAGGTAGCTAAAGATATTGAAAATAAGAAATTTAGACTTGACTCTATTACATTAGAAGATGGAAGAACGATTGAGTATCAAGTACAGGAAGTTGATCCTTTGTCTGAGCATTTGCCTAAACAAAAATCTTTAAAAAGTGTATTTTTAAGTATTAGAAAAAAAGGACAAGATGTTGGTGTACAAGATTTACATAATATGTTTAAAAAGACTATTGATGATGCTCAATATGATGTTAAGCAATTTGTTTGGGATGTAGAAAAAACATATGGAATAAAGTTAAGTGAATCACAAAAAAGAGACTTGATACAATCTGCTCATTATCTTAAAAATATAGACAGGTATCCTATCGCTAGAATTTATTTAGTATCAGAGGGCGCTCTTAAAAAAGATAAAGATATGGATCCAATACTAGAAGAGCAGGCTCCTGAAACAGATATATACGATAAACCTATTGGTGGTTCAAAAAATAATGATCCGAAATACGGAACTAGTCGTGTAAATAAAAATTACGATAAAAGACAAGATGTGGATGAGCCTAAAACTCTTCATTACGATATTGATTATCTTACAACACGTGTTTTACAACGTTACTGGGATACTGCTTCTGATAGTTATAAAAAAAGACCTAGAGTAAAAAACGTTGCACCTTTATCTGTAGATATATTCCAATATATTCCAGAAGGGAAAACTGATAAAAAAGGTAATCGTATTAGACCTATACAATTAGCAGAATTTATGAATAATAAGCAGTTTGATAAACTGGCAAAAGATTTAAATAAAAAAAATGCTTTTATCTATGCAGCAAATGGCGCAACTGGTAGAATACAAATTAGACAATATCCATTTAAATCAAAGGATGATGATTCAATACCTGGTATGTACTTAACAGGAAAAGATATTACTAGTATAAATGACGCTTTAATAGCTGCTGGTATACCAGTCACAAAAGTTAGAAAGAAAAGCAATGTTGCAACCTTGATATGGAGAATGATAGAAACTGGAGTATTGAGAACTCAATCTAAAGAATATAATCACTTAAATGCTGGCATTAAATATGAAAGTCAGATGTCCAGAAAAGATGGAAAAAACCTAAATGCAGAGCATATAAAAGGAAAAATACAAGAATGGATTGATAAAGAACCTTATGAAAGTTTAACTAAATTCCAAAAACGTACTAAACATCATTCTGGTATTGAGATAGCTTTAGATCCTCAATACTTTATGAAGTATAAAAATATTTCTAGAATACGTCAAATAGATATGGATTCGTTTGACCCTAGTTCATTTACAGAGATTAAATTACCTTTAGATGTTTCTGCGATAAGACGTGTATTACATGATAAGCTTTATGCAGACGTTAACATAAAGCCTATCTTTGACAATGTATACATTAATTTAAAGGGCAAGCGTAACAGTAAGTCCAATAACGACCTATACGAGCAGTTTGAAAAAGATAATCCAGAGATAGTGAAAGAAGTTGCTGATTGGAATAAAAATGTTCTAGATAGAATAGAGTCAGGTTCTTATAAAGACCAAGACTCTTTTAGTGATTTAAGCTTTACTGAACTGTCAAAAATTCCAGAATTTACTCCACTAATTCAACTTCCAAAATCTTCTATAAGCACATACGATGGTGCAAACTTTAAGCATATTATCATTGAAGACTTACCAAGTAGTGTTAAAAATATGGGTGAGGCTATTAAAAAGAATAATTCAGGAACAGATGGTGGTACTATGGTAAATCAAAACATTGCTAAAATTGTTATAGGTGAATATGGCTATGATCCACGTACTGGGGTAATGAAAACATTGGGAGTGTTTAGACCTGATGCATGGCAAAAAATTGGTCAAACAATTAATAAGACAGCTGATTTTACTATGGATGATTACTGGCAGAAATTTGCAGATACGCATGGAATAGATAAAATACACTATGCGTCTGGTATTAAAGAATCTACTGGAATAGATGTAACAAAAGTAAGGTGGAATGAAGCTACTAAAGAATTTGAGTTAGTTGGAAAGTTAAATGCATTTGAATCTAAGATAGAAGACAACTACTTAAATTTAAATGTCTATGAAAACTTTGGTAAAATAGGTAATCAAAAATTAATTCAACAAATTATGTCAAATATAAATTCTTTTGAAATGGATCCAGCTACAGATATTGGTAAAAAGTTTTGGGATAAGTGGGAAGATATGGTTTCTAAGTCGTCTGTAGGAGATCCTAAAGAAACCTTAATAGCTGAAAAAGAATTTTTAGCAGACAAGGAATTGTCTGTAAACATTGATAATATAGATATAAGATTAATAGATAGAATTTTATATGATAGTCCAGATAGCAATGCAGCAAAAAGTATTTTAAAACAAATATTTGAAATAGAACGTAATTCAGATTTTGATAAACAATCAATGCAAGACTGGAATGATTATAGGCAGAATACATATAACAGACAGTTGGTAGAAGACTATTTAATCGATACCGACTTTGATCCTGGAACCTACTTAAGACCTGGTGTTAGAGAGTATGTTAATGAAAGAATACAATCATACGTATCTAAACGTTTGACTAGACCACGTATTAAGCACTCATATAGCTCTAAATTGGGCCTATATGACGTTTTAATCAGTGGACGTAAGCAAAAGTACTCTAAACTTAAGAAAGGGCTTGCAAACGATGAATTTATGATGAATGAAGGAGCAAGAGATGTTATTGAAGTTAGTGTATATGAAGGGAAAAAGAATCAGAAGACAATGACATTAGGAGAGTTTTGGGACACTTGGGTTTATATGAAAGAGAATCCTACTACCAAAAGAGCACAAAAGGACTTTGAGGAATATGAAAATGTTCGTAAGAACGTTGCTTTTGTAAGATCTCCTATGATTAGTAATGGTGGTTTCCGTATCGGAGAGTTTGTAGGGTTTGCTAAAACACGTAAGGGAATATCACTTATTACTAATGAATATAATGATTTCATGATGTCTGGTGCTGATAAAGATATTGATTCAGCTCATATGTTCTGGGGTTTGCCTAAGGAATTAGTAGATGTTTATAAACAATCTCAAATACAGGACCAATTAGTTAGGACTGTAAACGGTAAAAAAGATACTGTAGATTTAAAAGATGAAGACATAGCTGCTCAACTAGCTAGTGCTGAAGGTGCAAAAGAAAAGAGCAGAGAAAAGCATTTAGCTGATATATTAGATACTAAAGCAAAGCTAGATAATGGTAAAATTTCTACAATGTCAGAAGACTCTATTGGTTTAATTACTAATGGAGTTAATTTAATAGGACTTGAATTAGATATTAATAAGCAGTTAGAAGATTCTACTATTCGTTCTGGAGAAAGTTCCTGGTTAAATAAAGATAAGTATACTAAATCTTTTAGACAGTTAATTATTGATAAGAACGTATTGTTAAATACCTATATTGATGCAGCAGATTTATCAAATATAGATCTTCCTATCGTATCATTGCGTAATATGCGTAATAGGTATGCTTTTATGTATGAAGGATCTGTTTCTGGAAACTTGGAAGCTAGAAGACAAGCAATAAATAATATGCATAAAGTTATATTTGGATTTAAAAAGCAAGGTGATATACCTTTAAATACTCAGGAAGTTGCATTAGACTATCTATTAAAAACGGATGGTGCTAAATCTTATCTAGGTATTCTTGCAGAACACTATAAAGGATTGCGTCTAGAGTTAAATCCTTGGAATGTTTTTAGTAAAGAACAAACTATATCGCTATTAAAAGATATATCAACTGAAATTCAGAAACATCCTATCTATAGAAAAGTTGGTATGAAAGATTTCTCTGAGCATTTCTTAAAAGGATTAGATCCTAAAGAGTTTGATAACATTATTGAATATGAAACTTTTTTATGGAATAAAGTGAACCAGGTAGTTGACCTATCAAATGCTTTAATACGTTCTCAGTCTTTTAAAGAATATGCAATAAAAGAACTTGAGATGACAAATGAATCTGTAGATGATTTCATTACACAGGTAGTAGAGCTAACATTTGAGCAGCGTAATAGAATATATCAAGCTTTTAATAATAATCAACAGTATTATAAGAAACACAATACTCGTTCTTATGGAGATCAAATATCTATAACCAAAGCGATGTTAATGGACCAGTTAGATAGTCTTTCTAATCGTAGGAAAACAGAGGGTAAACCATTACCAGAGAGAGCTTATAGAGAGGTAGAAGATTTGTTTGATACATTTTATATAGCTACTCCATTAGTTAAATTAGATTTTGTAGGTTTTAGAGGAGAGCAACGTTTTAAAAGATTAAAAGAAGTAAACAATGGTATTAAATCTCTTGTAGAGAAAAAACAAGATATGGAAAAGAAAGGAATCTTCTTTAATCAAGATGACGCCTTAGAAGCTTTATACAGACAACGTGGTGCTTTGCAGGCTGAAATGACTGGTATGCTTCCTGATCGTGAACAGACTTGGGCTATTAGACCTAGAAATAAAAGGTATATGTCTGAAACAAGGCATCAGGTTCTTAAGATGGCTGAACAAACTAGAGAAGAACGCATAAAAACAATACGTGACTTACTTGAATTGGATAAGTTTGAACAAGAATCTTTAGATACTTTAAATCCTCCTCCTAATGGGAGACAGTCTAAAGTGGAATTACAGGAAGGGCAAGACGTTGTACTAAAAACAAAGAAAATGGTTCCCGACTTAATTGACATGGACGTATTAACAGATCCAAAAAAATTAGATGCATTAATAGACAGCTTAAAACCTTTAAAGAAAACACAAACAGATGAATTGAGAAAAAATCTTAAAGACTTTAAAGACTTAATATATCAACAAACAGCATTAGGTAATGAAACTTTCCTATTTAATTTACCTAGTGAATACTCTTTCTTTCTAAAACGTATAGATAGAAAATCTGATTTTATACAAAATGTTGATGGTTTGCGTTTTGGTTTGTTTATGAAATCAATGAAAATCAAATATGATAAAGACGATGTATTTTCTAAGATTAAAAGGAATAAAGAACTACTATCTGAAGTAGAAAATGTTTTGTATGCAGATATTTCTAATGATACACCTATATTATCATTTGATGAATATATGTTAAAGCATTATCCCGATATGATTCAAAAAGTAATTACAGATGCAAAAGGTAAACTAAAGAGTGGACCTTCTTATGCAAACGATCTTCGTTTAATTAAACTTATGGAAGACGTAAAAAAAGATTACCAGAAAAAGCCTGGTATGGAAAAAATTAATATGAGCGTAAAGTCTTTTGAAGACGCCAAACTTTTATATCAAGATTATGTCCAGATGTGGCTTACGGCGAATAAGAAGACGCTTACTAATATAGCCGAAAATACAACTGGTAAGCTTTTAAAGGATTCGGACAAAAAGTCTTATTTTTATAATTCAAAAGATAAAAGAGTTAGAGCTTTTGATAGCAGTATGACTGAAAAGATATTGAAAGATAAAAATAATGAACTTCTAGAAGTGAGTAGATTGAGCGATTATGTAACAAATGAAATAAATCTTTTATTCCCTCTTGAACAGCATTTAAGAGATCCTAAAAAATTAGACCAAATATTAGGTCTTTATCAAAGATTAGACAAGGAGCTTGCTCCATTTGAACAGAAATTACAGTTTGATCGTGTTATAAAATTCAACGAAAAAACTGGACAAATGGAAGAATATGGAATAACAGTCCCTACTAGTACTTTAAAGACTGTGGCAGAGGGTATATATCGTTTACACGTTAATGCTAATCAAATATCAGACTTCCATACAAAGATTGTAGGATTCCAAAAGAAAACATTAGCAGAAGAACAAAAGGGATATAAGGATAATGCCAATGTATTGTGGGAGTATGCAGCAGTTAAGCACACTTTAGGTGAAGATAAATTAGGACCTAAACGTGAAAACACTACAATTGAAGAAGTTGTAGATTTAAATACTAGGTTAGAAAAAGCTGAAAAAGAAATAAACAAAATAAATCAAAAATTTTATTATGTGAATAAAGAAGGAAGAAAGATTTGGGTAGAACCTAAAGAGTATGCGGATATAATTATATCTGAAGTTATACAACCGTTAATGGATTACTCTTTAAGGTCTATGATTAAAAGTAATTATAAAAATATTTCTAGATATTTCCAAGATCAAAAAACTTTTAAATTAGAATATTCTCCTAAGAAGTATTTACTAGAAGGTCATCCAAAACACTATATGCAAGAGCTCTCTCAATTGTTTTTAAATAAGCATGGACTTATAGAGGTTAGACGTTTGCTTTGGTTTGATAAAACAGTTCGATTGAGCCAAGATAAACAAACTGGTGTTGAAATGCTTAAAAATCATTTCCACTTAGATGATATAACATGGATTAAGTTTCATTTAAATTTACGTGATCATATTTTAGATAAGTATAGTGATTATGTTACCAAAGGAGGTTCTTTAGATTGGGTAGCATTATCTAAAGCTAAAATAAAAGTAAATAAAAAAGATATAACTATGGATAAAGTTGTTAGGAAAGAGATTAGAAAATTCTCTAGACAATTCGGTGAATGGAAAAGCGAAGTAGGTAAGTTTGCACTAGATGGAGTTTCTGATAGATTTTATCCACAAATGGGACAAAAAGATGTTGCTGAGAATGTTAAATACTTAGAAGAGGTTTGGTTACCTTCAGAAAAAGAACGTATTATGAATAAAAAGAATTGGGAACAATTAACAGACTCTCAACTACGTGATGACGTAAAGTATGGCTATATAAGTTTTCAAGACGCTAAACAATTAGAATACCAAAGAATAGAAAATAAATTGCTTGGTACAAATAGATTTGAAAATCCATATGTTGATAAAGAAGCTTTAGATATGTTCAATCAAATAACAACTAGAAAAGGTAAAAATCCATATCCTGGTCAAGGAGTGACTACTCACGCAAGATCAAGATTAGAGCGTTCTATGCCTGGGTGGAGAAGTGATGGTAATGTGCCTTTGGACTATATGAATAGTTTAAGTAGGGGTGTTATGCAAAATATAGGTGCTATGTATTCTAGGATTTATTTAGATAAATTTTTACAACAAGCCAGAAGAAATCCTCGCATGAGTGAAAATGCAGATATTTGGCATCAAACTATGGTTGATTACACTAGAGGTTATATGGGATTCCCTTCTACAAGAATTTTAGAAGTTTATGGTGTATCTAAAAAAGAAATGAATCTTTTAAAAGAATGGCAAAAAGCTGGTTTTAATCAAGACTGGAAAGTTGGAAAATTGGATGCAGTATCTAAAAAATTATTATGGGATGTAGAGCAAAGCTCTATTCCTACAATGAGCGAACAACGTTCTACGAAAAAAAGTCTTATAGCACAAAGCTATAAATTAAAAAGTAAGGAGATTAAAAAATTAAGAGATGAATATAAAATAGCTAGTAAAGAACGTAAGATGGAAATACAAGCAGAGCTTGCTAACATTAAAAGTGAAATGTTTTCTACTACTAAAAAAGCATTTTCTAAATGGCTTCAAAGAGAAACTCTTAAAAATATGGAAGACTTTATTAAGCCTTCAAATATAGATAAATTAAATATTAGAAAGACTCCTAGACAATGGTTTAGTGATGAATCTGTTGGTAATGCTATGCTAAGAATAGAACAAAGAGTTACAAAAGTCTATGGTAAGATTACGGGTGATAAGATGTTTAAATCATTACCAGACGATATTCAATTAAGACATAAAGCATTAGTAGAACGTGCTCAATATATTTCAGATCTTGAAGGTCGTTTTGAAGTTTTATCATTACTGTTTGCACCTAAAGCAGCTATAACAAATGTATATGGTGGTTATCAAAACATTATTACTGATACTGGATTTGATCATTTCTTTAAAGCTGGTGATGAAAAGTATTTAATTAAGGATGTTTTTGCTGGTCAAAAGTTTAAACTGTTTAATAAAAAGACTGGTAAGTTTGAATTTAGAGAGTTGGAAAACAAAGAAGATATTTTTGAAATGATAGATTCTTTAGGATTGCTTGAAGGTAACCTTCTACAAGAATTAGCTTATATACAAGCAAATGAACCAACCAATGTAAAGGCTTTCTTAAAAGAACTTGCTCAGAAAGTTCAAGCACATACTAGAGCTGAAAAATTATATGGAAACTCTAAAGAAGTAAATGAAAAAATAGACACCTATGTTAAGAAAACAGTAGGGGAAATATATAGAAAGCATAGAGTTGATAAGCAAGTAATGGATAAGGGTAGTTATTTTATGTCTGCAACAGAAAAACATTTACGTAGAAAAGCGTTTTTAGCACACTACCTAAAAGCAAGAGAGATATATTCAGATTTACGAGGAAATATACAAGTAACAGATGAATTCCTAGTAGATGCTGCTAGAAAAGGTGTTGAGGGATCTCAATTTATTTATCACGCAACTTATAGACCTAATTTCAGTAATACTGCTTTTGGACGTATAATGACTAGATTCCAACCTTATGCCTGGAATAGTATACGTAGAAGAAAGACTGGTTTTGAAGATATGATGGCTGCAGAAGGACATCCTCAATTTGAAGCTACAAAAAGATTTGAAAGACAAGTTGCTAATGATATGATGACCATGGCATTGGCTACATTATTTCCATATTCTATATTTGAATATGCATTATCTCCTCCTATGTCATGGATGAAAGAAACTGCAGAGTTTTTATTTGGAGATGAAGAAACGAGAAAGAAAGCATTCTTCAATCAGTATCCAATACAAGCACTGGCTCCTTTACAAATTATTACACCACCAGTAAGTAGATTTATATTACCACCTTTAAATGGTATTATAAATGGAGACTGGGAAGCTTTTACTAAGTATACTCTTTGGACTTATTTCCCTGGAGGAAGATTTGCTCGTGATCTTTATAAAACAGTAGATAATCCAAAGTATGCAGTAGAGTATCAAACTGGAATACCTTATAATAGTATGCAATGGCACCTCTCAAGAGTAAAGCGTCAAGCGGAGGAGCGAGATAAAAATAACGAAGATCCTACGACTTGACGACTTTTTCATAAGGCATATGCTGTTATTTTTATAATAGTGTACTGCCGCTTACCTATCAAATACTAACAGAAACAAAGGGACTAATCTTTGTTTGTTTTAGTAGCCAACCAAATAGTATTTGCTTTTCAAAGTAAGCGGCAATTCTTTAATCGTTACAATCTTCACACTTTTCTGGAGCTCTTGCTCCTTCATAATCTACTACATCTTCAGACTCTCTAATCATTTCTTTAACATTAGTTTTGAATTTCTTGTCTTCTTCGTGTTTGATTATTTTTTGTGCTATAGATATAATTGCATTGATTTCTTCTTTATTCAAAATCATGGCGATTCTCCTTCTCGATTTGTAATAACCTTAAAAATCTCTTTAACGGTATTATAGCTAAAGATTCTTTTCTATCCATACGTGTAACAACAACGTCAACATCATCTCCGTGATAATCAGGATACAACCATTGTGCAACTTTCTTTCTTCGTTTTGCTTGTATGCATGTATCTTCAACTATCACGTCAACAACTTCTGACTTACCTAGAGATCTTCCATCTGAAGCATAGGCCCTCTTTGCAGAGAGGCCCATGTCTTTAGCTGTGTTTACTATCTCACGTTCGAGATTGTTACCACGTATTTTATTAGGATGCGTCACGTGTACCAGGATCTACTGACATACTCATTATGTTAAAATCCTCCTCATACCTTTTTATAGCATCTGGTGATTCATCCCAGTATCTTAATCCAAAAGAAAATTCTAATGGACCAAATCTGGTATCAAACCACAAGTGACTTCCAAAGTTACTATCTATCCTTGTTGACAATCCAATAAACTTAAGCAATTTAAGTTCTGCTTTTTGTATATTGTTTTTGTCTACATATGTTGCTTTAAATAAGCTTTTCAACATCGTTTCCTCCTATTTGTTCGAATGTCATATTATTTGCATTGAATGCAGCTAACATCTTAAAACGACCTTCGTCACGTGATTTTACTGACATAATTTCACGTGCTGGATCATCTCTATTACCTTTTATCAATACAACTTTATCTGCTTTTTGCACAACGTTACTACTACCTTTTAAAGAATGTAAGTTAATAACGTTGTTAGCAGCTGAAGCTTTGTTAAGGTGATGAATTGCAATTATAATAATATTGGTCTTTTGAGCTATTTGCTTTAAAGCTCCAATAACACTATTTTGCTTTTCTATTTCGCCTTTAACGAAGTCTACTTCAACTTCATCTGTAGTATCTACAACTAGAACTTTTGGTTCAAATTCTGCTACTACTTTCTTTATAGATTCTATTCTTGGTGCTATAGTCATAACTTGTACGTGTTGCAAGTCTTCTTTTATAGTAAAGTCTGGATTGTTTTTATATTGATTAACAACCCAATCTTTATCTCTATTTGTTGCAATTTGTACAAAGCGTCTGAATATTAATTGCTCATTCATTTCTAACGATAAAAACAATGTTTGTTGTTTTGCTTTTACAATTAGATCTTGTATGAATGCAGTCTTACCAAGACCAGTATCACCAGAGAAGATTACTAACTCTCCAGGACTCAATGTGTAAGGATCGCATCCATATATAGAATGCAAATCTATTGAGTCTTCTGTTAACTTTGTTTTTACGTAAATTCTTAATGCATCTTCTAATGCATCAACTCCTTTAATATCCAATGTATAGTCTTTACGCTTGTAATGTATACATTTAGAGTCGCAATATTCTGCCATGATGTGATCATCGCAACCATATTGATAAGAACCTTCATAAACATTTGATACTGTCCTCGTTATTTCTTCTTCGGACATTGTATCATTTGACCATATTATCATACCATTTAAAGTAACTAACATAGGAATACCAGCTCTTTTATAAGAACTTACCATACGCATCAATTTCATATTTCTTGAACCTTTCATAGGTCCTTCGTTAAATACGTGCTGCATACAAGACACTACTGCTGTAACATCAGAACTATTTTTATTGTTCTTATTGTTATATTGTAATGTTGGTGATGCAACTACCATTGATTGTAAATACGGTTCTACATCATGTTCTTTAAATAATGTTGCAAAGAACTTAATGTTTTCATATTTGTTTACGTATTCCATATAGGAACTTTGGCTACTAGCCATTTCTGTAATATGATCAATCGTTAATTCTGGTAATAGTTGTAGCGGAATCCATATCTTGTGGAGGTTAGTCTTCTTGTTTAGCGACCATTTGCATCTTATAATCCTTGTCTTATCATAAATGCTGTCTGCAAAGTCGAAATGCTTATTCATTGTTAATTTAAGCTTTTCGTTTACGTCTCTGCTAGGTTGTAAACCGAACACATTCTTCATTTCAATATGGAAACCACTACCACTAAACCATAGGTTAATGTCTTCCTCCATAACACCTTTGTCAAACATTTCAGAAATACATTGCTGTAAATAACCTATAAAATGATCTGTTGGTATATCGCCCTTGTCTATATCTAATATGATATAATCAATATATGCAATACCATTGAATCCTTTTACTGAATTAGTTTCTTCAACATATTTTTGAAAGTCTTCTCCGAAAGTAAAGTAAGATCTATACATTTCATCTTTCCATGCATTTGATATTACTTTTTCAGAGTAATCGTCTATGTTTGTAACAGAATTTCGTTGAGATAGTGATCCTTCTACTAGTTCGCAGTAGAATCTGCTATTTTCTTCCATCCTTTTACTCTTCCGTTTGTGTTATGTTTAACTTCTTCTAATCTTATTCCGCAAGCTTCTAGTAATGCATTGTTTGCACGCAACATTCTAAAAACTCTAGAGTAAGTACTTGCCGTATGTATTCTATCGTACTTTACTTTTCCGTAGTATGGAACTTGAGTTTCAAAGTTATGTGAATAGAATACTTCACCGTCCTCTAAAGAATCAAGCCAGTTGATTACTATTGCTTTAGCTTTCATTAGAATGGTAGGTCATCAACACTTACTGATTTATTGACTTCTTGTGGCGTTACGGCTGCCTCGGAGTCTTCTTTCTTGTAATTAGTTGGATAACCTTTTTCTAATGATTTCTCAAAGTCTTTTCCTAGTTGATCTGTATCATTCCAAGAAGAAACTCTGTTCCACAATGCTCTTTTATACTTACCCTTACAAGGATAGCTTAGTACTGCTACTTGAGCATTTGCTAATTCTACTAAATTAATATCTCCAGTATCAGATACTTCTAAATCTTTACCTGCTGCAAGATATAAAGTATTAACTAGATCTGGAAATTTCAAATCTGTTACTACTCCATTAGTATCTTTTTTGTAGTTTTGGTTTATGAATAGATTAGACTTATAGTTATTTTCAGAATCTTCTAGTTCCAATTTTACTGTAGTATCAGAGTATTGTGATTCTATTTGAGTTGCTGCTACTATGTAGCATTTATTGATGTAATAAGGTTGATTTCCGCCCTTAGACGTTCTAACCTTTGTACCTGTAATCGCCATTGATTTCCTCCTTATAATTGGTCATTAGCGTGATCGTTTGCTTTATCTTGAGCACCGTCTATAAGAACTTGATTTACGTCCTTAACTTGATTTGAAATTGCTTCTTCTACTGCGTCACAATTTATTAAATCAACTAGAAGTTCTTCATTATGCTCGAATGGAACTCTTACTAATATAAAAGTCCCATGGTCGTTTTCTATTAGCTTAGTATCTCCTGGTTGTAATCCAGTTATTCTATGCTCACTAGGCATCTTTTTTTTCATTTGATGCCTCCTCTAACTTTCCTTCAAAACCTCTTTTAGCGGTTTGAACTCTAGCTACTGTGTCATAAAATCCAGCTTCACGTTTCTTGAGAAATGCTAAGTATTGAGCTTCATTAATTAATTCAGCTTTTGAACATTCTTTTGCAAGTTTGTCAATCTCTGAGAGACTGGCAACCTTTGGTGCGAAAGTTTTCTGTTTAGCTTTAGCGTTCTCAACTTCCTCTTTGCTAGCAATTGCAAAGTCGGACCCAATACCCATATTGGCCAAGGCCCTACCAACGGCACTCGTTTCGCAATTTTCCAAAGCGCTCGTCTTATTAACAAAGCCAGTATTGTCTCGCTCAGCTGCTGTGCCAGTGAAATATCTTTCTGGTGTTTCCAGTACGTTTGGCGTGACTTTTGCTTGGAATCTATATTCATTGCATCGTTCTCCTGTTGGTGTATCTATAATAGTTTCTACTGCTATTAATTCAGTTTCTATCATACCGTTTTGAAAGTTATCGTGAAATTCCTTTATACGATCTTTAATCAAGGCATAATCATTTAAGTTAAAAGCCATATTTGTTCCTCCTATATTATGGTTTTTGTGGTTGGCTCGAACAGCCAAATTAATATTTTTAATTTGATTATTCAAGCATTATTCGTTGTTTTTCTTTGATTTATTGAACTCGCTGCATAGAAATAGTACTAAATAACATACAGCAAAAATTCCTAATAATTTGATCATCGTTTCTCCTTCCCTAGTCTAGTAGTTTCATATACGCTTCAGCGTTGTTGGCTCTAAACCAATCAAGACCTTTTCGTACATCTTTTTGTAATGTTGGACTTGTCATATAATGAGGCATAAATTGAGCTCCCATTATAATAGAATATATAGATTCTTCTATTCCAGTTAATCTATATTTTTCTCCACTGAATGGATTTGTTACGGTTAACATTTCATCTCCAATCTTGTCACAAAATATTTTTCCTACTGATATCTCATATGGATATTTTGTGTATTTTTGTTTTGTTCTTCTTGTTTCGTTACAACATCCACAAGTGTATTCTATACTTTTTTTATTCTCCATGTAAAGCCCTCCTTGGCTAGTTTAATTAAACATTTATTGCAATATTTATCCAATTCATCTCTAGTAGGATAATTTGGATAAAATTCTGAATTAACTGATGCTGAATAATGTTTAGTTGTTAGTATTTGCATAAGTATTGATGCTGATTCTGGATAGGTATTATCTTTTGAAATTGTTATATCATAATGTTTACTTTTCATATTTAAACCTATGATCCTCAATTTCTTTATCCAGAGGTAAGAATTTAGTATATAAACTAACTTGCACATCATAATACATTGATTCTTTATCTGGAACTTTCAAGTCATGCATTTCTGAAACTTTCCAGATTTCTCCATCCCAATAGTATATATATTCTATCATTATATTTCCTTTCATAGAATACATATAACTATCAATAGAATCGTATGGTTCTATTTCATCATCTGGTGCTGCTGTGTAGTATTCAATTTCACCAGAGTCTATTCCAATCATATCTTTATGTTTTATTTCAGATACTTTTTCTTTTGTATTAAAGTGTTGAAACAACTCTTCTCCAACTCCTACTCCTTGATATGAAATATATCCATCAAAATGACAATATAGAGGAATTACTCCACCTATTTTATCATCTTTAATTACTATGTTACATCTAGTTGACATATTAGACCTCCTTATCTCTTTTATGTCTGATCATTGTGCTTGAATCAGTTAATTGATAAAAATCATATCCAAGTTTTTCTAATTCTTTTATCAAACTTGAAATCATTTTATGAATATCCAAAGCTTTTTTGCTATTGTTTATTTCAGTTTGAAACTCTTCTATTTTTTTAGTCATCTTAACTCTCCCTTTCATCTTCAACTGTTACTGAAACTGCCTTTACGGTATCATCATCTAAAGTTTGTTTAATGCTTAACAATTTTTTCTCTGTTGATTTATTAACAATACACTCTTCACTTCTTAATAGCGATATTAAAACAATAATATCCTGATAACTTAAAGTGTGCTCATTCTTTATGTTTATTTCCTTATTCCAGTCATATGTTCCTGATGTATCTCTATCTGGTTTCATTCTTCACTCTCTCCTTCTTCTATTGCTTGTTTACGCCAAAGCGCTGTTTCTGTTACTCCAGTTGGTAATATACCGTGAGGTTCTATTTTAATCTTCATAGATCCTGTTGAAATTGGTATAAAAAGCGGCTTATCTCCTCCAGTATTCCAATGTATAGCACCTGGACTATTACCTTCGTCATCGCTAGATATAAATAATGCAACTCCATTATCTAACACTATTACCAATCCAGTTTCTTTTTCGTATTCATCCCACTCTCTCCAAAGGACTGTACTTATTTTTTGATTTACTAATAAAGCAAATGCTTTTCTGTGCCAATATTGCGCCATTTCCATTTCCTTTTTAGTCAACTTTTTACTCATTCTATTTCCTTCCTAATTTTAATGTTTCAAGTTCAAGTAATAACTCTGTTATATCTTCTTCTGACATAACTGAGTAAGTTTGTAGTTTTTCAACTAACCAATCTAGTAGTTTGCTATCACTCATGCTCTACTCCCTGCTGTTATTTTATCATATTCATCTTTATTGCCTCCGCATTCTTTAGCAATCTTTTCACACCAATCAAAGTATATTAGTGGTTGTGTTTCTTCTTCACAAGTATCACACCAATAAGTACCATCTATGAAATCTATCATTTTTTCTGTATTAATGTTAACCCACGCACTTTGAGATACCTCTTCTGAACCACAATAATCGCATACATACATATCATCCATGTCTTTAGGCTTGTTTACTAATCCTGTTTTAAAGACAATATTGTTTTTATTTAATGGACCTTCGTGTTCTATACTCCAGGTTTTATCTTCTTTCATTAATCCTCCCAACATGCATTGCATAATGCATCGCCACTTTTATGTTGTTCCCAATATAATTGGTCTTTTTTATTCATATATTCCCACCAATTTAAATCGTCTGAATAATCTATAACTCCACATTCATCACAAGTATTTAAATCAGTCATATCTATAATAAACGCTACTACTTCAGATACATGTTTTGGATTATCACTCCTGGATTTCATTCCAACCATTTCTTTTTCTATTGTTTTATCTATCATCTTTTTCTCCTTCTACTTCATCTCCATTTGCATTTCCATAGGCGACTTCAATAGTCATACCCTTATTCTCTTTGTCATCTACTTCATCACAAGTCATACTATCCATAGCATAGTCTTGTTGCTTCTCATTCCAACCATCAACCTCTGCTTGTGTGTTGTCTTCAAGTTGTTCAATTTCCTTTTCAAACTCATCAC